ATATATGTTTCCCATACTACGGGATTTGGATCACATCCAACATATATTTCGGCGTTACTTGTATAAAAACCTGCTAATCGGTCACCCCAACCGCAACTACTGTCTAAAATTGTTTTAGCATTAAACCTGTCGTACATATATTTTGCTACCTTAGGTTTAAACTGCGTTGCTACATATGCACCAAGTCTAAATGCTTCTCTATATTTACCCTCATTAACAAACTTTACAATACCGTCTCGCCAGAAAGTCCAGTTAAACTTGAGTAGTTTTTCGGTTTCGCCCCATATTGCAAATGGGCTAGCAATGTCGTATCCGTTACATGCTAATCTGTTATTTTGGTGGAAGTAATTGCTTATATTATTATAATAATGTCCTAGTTCTATAATAGTTTTACAATATTCTTGTACAGAATATTCATAATCGTTAAATTTGTCAACTGGTGGTTGTTTTGTTGTTGTTAATAATTTAACTAATTCAGTATTTTTTAGTTTATTAAATTTTTTAATAACTTCGTGTTTTGTAATATTTTGTATAGGAAATGGTATATCGTTCTCGACGATATATTCTGAAAATGCTTGTTTCCCTTCCGCTACTGTAAAATCTTTTTTAAATTTTAGCCAGGCATCCTCGTTAAAAATAGGTAAGCCATTGTTGTTACTGCAACTTTTAAGAACTTCTTTCGCTGTGTTACTATTAGTCATTTATGTTGTTTCTTTACTAAAAGTTGTAAAGCCATTTTCTTTAACAACATTTAGTACATTTGATACTCGTCCCATAAGTTCCTCCCTATGAGAGATTAAGAATATTTGTTTATCTCTATCTCGATGCATTTTTTTCAACACAGCAATCGCAGCTTCTACGCCGATAGTGTCAGTGCCGTTATCAATCAGTTCGTCAATAAACATTAAATTAATAGGAGAGTTTAAACTTTCGAATATATCTCTAAATGCCCAACTTAGACTTAAAATTAACCGGTTTTTCTCACCGCGACTTAAATTATCAAAATCAAGATCACGACCGATTTCCGTTATTTCAACAGATAAATCATTGAGGAATTTTACCTCATGTGGTAATCCCATTTTTGTTAAATAATAATCTAACCTTGCATTTAGATAAAGTAAATTTTGATCGATAATTCCCTTTCGTATAAAACTATCTTTGTTAATTAAAAGTTTAAGTAGAAATTCTTGATGATTTTTTAAATCAATATATTGGTTGTACATATCATAACTAACCTGCTGTAATCCAGTAGACGTTAGTTCGTGAATTTGCTCTATATATGGATTTGTCAATCCTATTTCTTTTTCTAGTTCAGTGCTCGCCGATGTGATACTCTGTTGGTGCTTATATGCTGATTCAATTGAATCATAAAATGTAGTTGGCATTACGTTAAGCTCACCAATCTCGTTAGTCTTACTTTGTATCTTATTAATCGCCCGTTCAGTTTCATGCAAATGTATATTAGTATCTTTTATTTTATTTGTTAAATTCTCAATAATTACATCGTGCTGTTGGTCATGCAAATCTTGTCCACAGGCATAACACTGATGATTTTTTGCTGTGTCTAAATTTGCGCCATCTGATTCAATTGATGCGATATAGTTTTTTTGATGCGTTTCTAGTTGTAGTAATTCCCGTTTATACCTACGTAAGTTATTAGTTTTAGTATTATGAATTTCTAATTCTTTGTGTTTTTGTATCTCGTCAGTAATGTCTATGCTATCAAGTTCGTGTATAATAGTTTTAAAATCATTAATATTTTGTTCATGATCTGCATCCCATTTTTTACTTCGGCTTGTTATCTTAGAAATTTGTGCTTGTATTTTTTCGTTGGCATCTTGAACTGATTTAACATTGTATTCTTCTTTTACTATGAGTTCTTTTGTATTTTTAATTTCGTCTTTAAGTACCTCTGCTTTTTTACTTAACTCGGTAATGCCTAGCAAATCTTCAATGAACTCTCGTTGATCTTGTGCCCGCATATTTAAAAATGGTTCAGTGTATGTATTCAACGCAAGAATATGTTTGAATATAATTGGACTCATTTTTATAATATCCTCTATTCTCTCTTGCGTGTGCCGTATTTCACCTTGGGCTTCATCAACAGATGTAGATTCAGATACGTCATTGTCATCAACGTAGAATTTAAACTTATTTGGTTTGCGTCCTCTTTCTATTTTATAGGAATGGTTTTCTTTGGCAAATGATAAACTAACAACCATATCCCGACCATTGGTTTTATTAATGAGATTGTCGCGTTTAATATTTGTAATAGCAGCGCCAAATAATGCATAACTGATAGCATTTATTAATGTTGTTTTACCAGTGCCATTACGAGCACCTTCACTGCCGAGGTCGATATTATTACCTAGCACAAGTGTTATGGAATCACTGTCGAGAGTGACACCTTGGGTTACGGCGCCAACGCTCATAAAGTTTTTTAATGTAATACTTTTAATTTTTAGCATATTGAAGTGAGTTATAAATTGCAATCAAGACACGTGAATCAAACGTGTCGCTTTCGATGTTTTGCAGATGTGATATAACTATTTGATCTATACTCTGGAATTGTATCTCGCCAATGACACCTTCTTCGTGCTCAGTGTCTTTTGTTGGTAATAGTGCAAAATCTCGTAGTTTAAAAATATCTGTAAATAATTCCTTAAGGAAATTTGCTTCTTCGTATGTAATGTCAATGTCTAGATTAATTCTAGCATTTGTCTTTTTTTGAAGAAATTTTTCTGGATCCTCAAGCAATAATGACAATGTTAGTGTCCGGTATGTAGGTTGATCAGGCCACGCAATAAATTCTGGATCGTGGCCCCAGTCTAACATCATCATACCGCGTTCATCGTCCCACGCATCAGCATAATTGTGCGGAAACGCATTGCCTATATATATAATCTTATCCTTTGCTTGCCTGGTATGGAAGTGTCCACTGAATACTAACTCTGGATGTTTAAATTTTTCTTCTTTTAAGCCACCGTGATCAGGCATTTGGATTTTTGCGTTCATATAAAAATGGGGTAATTCAAAATGCCCAAACATATATTTGCATTTAATTTTTTGTATTTGTTTCCATTCGTCACCAACTAACCACGGAACAAATGCAACATTGTCTTTTACAATTGGTTCGTTTATTTGTATAAAGTTTGATAATAGTTTGTTAAACTCAATGCTGTTTAATGCTCGTGTATCGCGATAATAAAGATCGTGGTTGCCGTTGATAAAATAAACAGTTTCAAACGACTCGTTGAGTAGTGCCAATGCTTTCAATGTATAATTCATTGTACTCACATTGATGCTTGCTCTCTGATGATGCCAATCACCGAGAAATATACACGTTTCGCAATTATTTTCTTTGGCTGTATTAATAAACCACTTAACAAAATTTAAACAATCTTCGTTATGTAAATGACTGTTATTTTTTAAACCAAAGTGTATATCAGTAAAGCAAGCCGCCTTTTTAAACAATGTATCATTCTTTTTGTTTTTTGGCACTTAATTCCTCTTGTCTTTTCTGCTTTCTTTTTTGTTGTTCTTCTAAGTCTTTAAATTGCCGAGTAAAACTTGGCATAGCCCCGGCCTGCTGTAATATATCGTCTCTAATGTTTTGATTACGTTTTTCTACATTTAATATTCGTGTAAAACTATTAGTGATCGCGGCAGTATAATACGCAAATGGATTTTGAGATTTGCTCTCATCAAATTGTAATCCAATTTGTGATAGTTGTAATAATGCTTGTCCTCGCATATCATCGACATATGTATAACCACGCCAGTTGCTCCGCATACTATAACGTTCTACTAATTTTAAATACATTAGTGCAAGTTTATCAGTAATTTGTCCTCGAGTACCTAACCCTCGAACAATCTCAAATTTCCCATTTTTTAATCCACCTTTCCAATGACTCCGGCCAACCTCAGTAAGTTCATTATCAATATAAGCATAATGTTTAAATGGCGGAAATGGTAGTTTTACATGATGATCTGCTACGGTTTTTGGTGTTCTTTTTCTCGTAGGGTCTTTCGGGATATGATCAAATGTCATCACTCGGAATACTAAATCTTCAAGTGGTATAGAATCAGGCTCGACAATAACATCAGTGGCCCTGACATTCTTTTTTTCTGCTTTT